TTAACTGACTTGATATTCAAATTCAGCGCGAATTGCGTTTCTTCCATCTTTTCTTAATGAATCGTAGACACTTAAATCATATTCATTTTCAACCGAAGGATGCTCTGTATCATAAAGCTTAAAAACTGCTTTATCATTTATTAAAGAATAAATTCGCTTTTCATCAATGTTTTGATAAATCTTTTTTACTTCGTTCATTAAACGAATTTTCAATTCATCCTTCGCGAAATCTATCATAGCTCCTGATGTTTCGTCTTTTCTCCAAATAAATTCTGCTCTAAACTTCATATCTCAAATATAATCAATTCCCTCCTATCCTACGTACCTTCGGCAATTCTCCCCTATCATAAACCTCTTTCCGCTTGATGCAAGGCTGAGGATTGTCTTTGTCGGTGCACGCCAGCACGGTAAGAAGCAGTGCGAAGAGCGCGATTGTTAATAGTTTTTTCATGACTTAACGGTTTTAATTGCTTTAAATATTGATTCGACAAGCCATGACAAAAAGTAGGCTGCTGGTTCATCGTTATCTGTGTCGTAAGCTATCCCTCTATCTTTGAAAATCATACTCATTACATGGAAAGCTTCATGTGCGACGATTGAAGGAGTTGCATTCGGCTTTATAATAACTGTATAGCTAGAAAGTCCTGTCTTTGGTGAGGTATTTAGCACGTACGAATCAAATCCAATAGATGCATCGTCAACATCTAACTTTAATGCCCTCTCCGCCTCTTTAAGATCGTTTGACACAACTACTCTAAGTATACCGAAGTATATAGGTATTTTAATGTTTTGGACTTTCATTGCAGTGTTGGGTTAAAAATTATTAGGTGTTGGTGTATCGTCTGTCACTGCAAGCAGCAATGCGATAGCGAGTGTTGTGAGTATTAGTGTTGTCATAATTACCTCCTCCCATGGTGGCGCATAGCTCGCCTGTGTTGTTCTTTTGCATCCATTGATATCTTCTTGCGGTTAGGGAGAAAAGAAGACCTATAAATCGGCTTTGACGCTAATTCAATCAATTCCTTGACGCTTGTGGTTGCTTGCCGAGAAATGACTGCCAATCTATCCATCGCATCAACAACATCATGAAATGCCAATTTCTTATTCTCACAAACTCTGCGAATTTCTGCTATTTGCAAAGCGGTCAATGCGTGTCCGCCAATGATCAATACTTTTTTGCCTCCGATTTCCATTGCTGTTTGTATTTATTTCAACCCCATCCCCCTTTCGCAGGGTTCGTTCTCGCTGGTGGGGACGAACAAATTTAGCAAACCTTTTAAACAATACAAACTTTATTATAAACTTTTTAAACCATTATTCTGGGATGGTAAACGATTTTGGATTTGTGAAAGAGGGGCGGTATTTTAGGGTGACCAAACTGTTATTAATTATGGAAGAGAAAGAAAAACAAAATTATACCGAAAGGTTGAAAATGATTCAGAAAAAATTAAGTGCTCTAGATGGTATAAAAAGTAATGAAGAAATCAAACATCAAAAATCTTTCTACACAGATCATGTATTAAAAAATTATTTAGAGATTCGGAATAAGCAAGATCAAAAAACTATTGAGGAAAATTTCAAGAGGAAAATTGACCTGGAAGATGACATTTTACAATTAAAAAAACAATTGCACGCTGAAAGAGCGAAAATTGCTAAGGTGACTGGTGATAAAGACAAATTCGAAGGGCTTTACAAAGAAATTGAAGAAAAGCAAAGCAGTTCTCATATAATAAATAGGATTCACCCAGATTCCGTAGACAAGTTTTTAAAATCTTCTGATTTTAAAAGTAAATTCGAACATGGGAAAGAAACTTTTGCTATAGTGGTTTCCATAGACATTAGACGATCAACCGATTTAATGTTAAAAGCTAAAAGCCCAACTGATTATTCAGATTTTATTACTGAATTAAGCAAAAAATTATCAGGAGTAATTATTGATAATCTGGGGATTTTCGACAAATTTACTGGAGACGGTATTTTAGCGTTTTTTCCAGAATTTTACAGTGGAGAAGATGCTATTCTGAGGGCATTGGTTTCTGCAGAATTGTGCCATTATATTTTTAAAGAGCATTATACTGCAAATAGAAACAAGTTTACGGTTCACATAAAAGACGTTGGCTTAGGGATTGGAATTGATTGCGGAATAGTAAGTGTCGCTAATACTCCATCTGAACTAACTGTGGTTGGCCGTCCTGTTGTATATGCGTGTAGATTTTCAGGCGCAAATGCTGGAGAAACTCTATTAAATTTAGAAGCGTACGAAAAACTACAATCTCTGGATCATCCTATGGTTAAACATATCGAAGAAACTGAAATCAATATAAAAAATGAAGGATTAGCCACAGCTTTCAAAATTCATATAGATTCAAGTAGATATAAAAATGATGAATACCCCTGGGAAAATTTTAAAAATGACTACGAGCTAGCGGAGGGTAAAAAGTCAGAATCTAAATCAAATAAATAAAATCTTTAAGTTTAAAAGCGTCTATTTATTTTATGTAAATTGACGCTTTTACGCAGATATTTTAATTTTTATCCTCCTCTCCCTTCTCTTTCTCCCCATCAATCCTTTTCTCCTCATCCTCTACATTAGTCACTAAACCTGACATACCAATCGCTGTAGCACGCGAGATCAATCCCGCTTCCTTCGCCTTGATCGCAAGAGAAACATCCGCATCAAGATCATCCAACTTAAAGTGTGGAGCTTCGAAAGTCACCGACAGTGTGGAGAATGCACTCCGCAATGTTGTATCCATGGTCGATAGCAATGCCATTTCAAGGTTAATTCCCCGTTGGATAAGTTCACCGTAACCGCCTTCAATCTCCCTACGTGAGGCAAGGTGAGCATCGATAAATACACGATCGAAAGCAACGCCCGAAAGATCGCCTAAAGACTTCATTTCCTCAAAGCTGATGTTTGGTGTTTGTGTTAGGGAGTATATTGCGTTCACAAGCGTGTCAATCTCCAACTTGATTGCATCCACCGAATGGTCCCAGGTAACGTACTTCACGTCTGCGTGGTCACCATCAAGTAACACCGCCTTCCCGTTCTCTCCTTTTTCCTGCGCTGTGGCATTCTTCACGTTCTTGAACACAAGTGTTGGCGAAGCGTGGTAATCGTTGGTGTCCGCAAAGTTTGAAAGGACCGTTTCCAATCGCTCGATCAAAGGCTGAACGTTAGCCCAGATCGGCCGCGCTTTACTGTAGTAGATCACTGGGATCTTTCCGTATGGAAGTGGAATGACCTCCACCGGCGACCAATCGCTATCCCCCTTTTCAAACTTAGCCAATTGCTGGCTGGAATAGATGTCAAAACATTCGACCTCCTTCTCTCCTTCCGGCTGCGCAAGGATCTCATCAATGCTCTTGCTTCGCTTGTACTGCCTACCGAAATAGATCAAGTTACCTGTATTATCGAACACTGGCAATAACGTATCGCCACGACTTGGCGACAATACCTGCATCTTGAAGTTTTTCTTCACTCCTGAAAACCCGCCCCAATGGCTTGCGTCAGTCGCTTCGGTGGAATACCATAACTTGGCACATTGCAATTCCCTATTGAGAATATCGCAAATCTCGCTTTCCTTGAACGCTACTTTGTTATTGTCACGTAGGCGTTGAAGTAAGGAGAAAGCTCGCTCCTCCTGTGCTCCATTAGGCTCTGCAAATAACTTCACCTTGCCCAGGTTCATGAATGCAACCCTGCGAGTAACGATGATATCCTGCAATGCCATTGGAAGCCGAGCCGGATCTATGTAACGCGATTGCCCGTCTTTCTTTACCAGCTTCTTCGGCCTCTGCGCCTCGTCATATATTTTATGCTTGGTAATATCGATCTCTGCACTCGAATCATAAGCAACTGCAGCATTCTTTCCCAACTCCTCTATTACCTTCGGCTCGATCGTTGCCGTGGTGTTTTTTTCTTTTTCCATTTATCCAAAACTTGAAATAACTGATTGATCCAATTTCTTAACCATATTGTCACCAAAGCCTTCAACAACTCCCGTTAACGCATCTTCCGCGTCATCATTAGCATTGTTTCCTTTTGCTGTATAGGTCGTAATATGTTTATGGAACTTGGGCCATCTCTTTTCCCAACCTACAGGCATATGCACGAGCATATTGACCTTAGCTGAGTTTGTAAAAATTCTTACCTGTTTATTTTGGGATTGGTGAAACCAATCTACTTTGCAATTGAATGCTTGCAGTGTGACCAAATGAGCTTCTACATTACGGGCAAACCCACGACCACCGTTATTCGATTCGATCTTTGCATATTCAACCTGTTGCATTGCAAGTTGACGAGCTGTCTCAGGTTCGGTAATCTCCATTGGATCCTGAGTATAAATAACGTCGGTTACATATATCCCAGCTTCCGTTTCGATATAAGTTATACTGCATAGATAATCCTTTCCGGTATCGGCTGTATCCACATATGCTTTCCTCCGGACCGTGGTCGACGGTGGAACTTGATGATATTCTTTGAATGTGCCGTAAAGCAAACCTTCCCTCGGTTGAGGATTTTGCATGTATTGCCTACCAAAGTTGATAGGGTTTACATCGTTCATTTTAAGAAGTTCATTTAACGTATGCTTGAACTCCCAAAGTGCGCGCCCCTCTTCTAAGCACTGTCCTTCCTCAATAATAATGCACGGCAAGCTAAGTACAGTCCATTCTCCAGGATAATTAGCCAATACATGTCCACAGAGATCGTTCTCATGCAAACGCTGCATAATGATGATAATTGGCGTATTACGTGAATTGATACGATTGATAATGGTTGAGTCGAATCGGTTGTTCACTCGCTCACGAACAGGATCACTATCTGCGTCATCCGGTTTGATTGGGTCGTCAATGATCAAGGCACCTGCGAAGGTGGTCTCACCGCCAAGAGCGAGCATTTCATCCAATGATAGTTCATCATCATGTTGCATGAGGTCCGCCTCGGTTCTATCAACCTGACCGGCACCGAATCCGGTAACCTGACCACCGGCAGCACGGGCATAAACACCACCACCTTCAGTTGTGTACCATTTGTTTTTAGCCTTCGCACTAGCTTTCAATTGAACATCCGGAAACAATTGCTGATACGCGTCGCTAGTAACCAAGTCCTTTACAGCCTCGGAATTATCCAAAGCAAGATCGTCCGAATATGAAAGGTGAATGAATTTTGCAGATGGATTGATTGCCAAACCTTCTGCAATGAAATTCTTTACCGCCAATTCTGTTTTACCATACCGGGGGGCAATGTTAATAATAAGCCTAGTTATTCGCCCCATCAATACATCATCCAATGCCTGAGCAATTCTTGTATGGTGGTCACCAACGACAAAACTTCTTCCGTATTGTTTCTGGAAGAAGTACTGTGTAAAGTTCATTGTTGACGATTTACACCATAAAGCAAGTAATTGCGCTTTAGTCATACAGCACTATGTTATTCATTGAAATTACCCTTTGAAAACTGTTCAAGTAGCTCTTTTGCTCGCTCAGGAGACACTTTCTCATGTAGAGTAGTATTTAGATTCATTTCACCCTCAAGTTTCAAATTATCCTTATACATTCCCCGCACACGCATTAACTTATCCATGGCGGCATCAGCTGGATAAAGTTCAACTTCAAGCCCGTTTTTACCATGTTTAAAAGACTTGATTATTCCTCGCTCTTTGTCCGCGATAAGCTTTGCCATATCAACTTCGATATGATCAACCAATTCCGTTTCACCAGGGACAAATCTTGTAGCCATGGGGTTGTGACGTAGTTCTATACGGTAGCGTAATATCTTATCACGAATAGGTTCAAGTGATTCCTGAAATTTATCGTATTCTTCTTCGGTGTAACCTTTCTCCGCGCAAAATTCTTCCTTCAAGAGCAGTTGGTATTCCAGGTCCTTGATTATTGCAGATAGATGCTTTTCGACTGTAGGAGTATGCTCTATCTTACGAACCGTCATGTAATTTGCAAGGTTGCCGCGAGCTATATCAGTTTGAAGCTTTATTAACTCTTCTGCTTTAAGGGATAATTCGTCTAATCTTTGATTGATCTGAGATGAAATCTCAACATTTTTCAACAGCCTCTGACCTTGAGATGCTGCAGTAGCTTTACTATAACCAGCTTTTATTGCAGCCTGCGTAGCATTGAATCCATTAGAACAATATTCTTCCACGAATCTATCTCTACTGATAGCAATCTTCTTAGCCATTACCCCCTCACCTCCTTTACAATTCCATCTACGTTATCGCGGAACGTACGCACGTTCAGATAATAGTGACGTGCTTGATCAACCTTCTTTGAAATTGCCTGCTGTGAAATACCCATCACTCGGGAAAGCGTCGTGGTCACTCCTGCATTTCTTCTCACATCACATTTGCTATGGATTGTTTCAGGCGAACAGTGGAGCAATGCGCAAGCAATTACCGTAAGTTTGCGCAACCATGGTTCGCCATGTGCCATTTCACGAAAAGATCGAAAGTCATTCTCCTGTACCGGGAAAGATTGCAATCTTTGCAAAACATCCTCTAGGACGGATGGATGATATTCGCCAAGATATGCCTGTAATGTAGAAGATGCGATCATGCCGCACTCCTTTCTGCTTTACCTAAGATCGTTTCAATGATATTGAAGAATTCCTCAACCGTTCTAATCAAGTAAACCGGAGTACCGTCTTCTTTCCATGTTGCGTGAACTTCGTTCTGTGCTGGTGATACTGTTCCGGTTTCGGTTTTAAGTTCGAATCCGTAGCAACGTCCATGATGAATAAGGATCATATCAGGGATGCCGGGTACAACGCCACTGGCTTTCCTACGGGATAAGTACATCTGTATCCTTTTGCGAATGCTATCGCGAAGTATCGTAAACCATCTTGCAGTACCTACATGTCGTTCCACTTGGGACAGGACGTAATCAACGTCAGTAGGCAGTTCGTTCGACACATGGAAAAATTTCCTTCTCGTAGAAGGGTATCTGTTCCACATATCTTGGAAAATCTTTGCCTGAAGCTGTAATTCGGTCATATCACTGATTTAATAAAGTAGGCCATCAAAGGTGGTGACCTACTTATGAATGCTTATACACACGCGCAAAAAGCGCTACACGCCATAAAGTTATTGATATGTTGTGATATATCAAAATATTTATGAAAAATTTTCCACCATCTGGAATTTGTAACCATAGGGCGTAAGGATGTAACAGGAAGCTGTAACATAAAAATGCCGTTTCCACTATCGTTAAGGCAGTTTTTTAAAAATGTTACAGAAACTACCCCTATTTTCCCAAACCTCTATAAAAACCTAAAATGCAAAACGATTATATGCTTTATGCAATCGATTGCGTAAATACATAGTTATATGCTATATAAAATAATAATAGATTTTTATAAAAAAACCTGTTACTCCTGTTACACAATAAATAAAAGTGCCTTAAGGTACTTTTAAGGGCGTTTTTGTGTTACAGCTCGAGCGGTTACACTCCTGTAACATCCTGTAACAAAATTGGATGAAAATAACTATTACTATACAATGTAATCATTACGAAATTATTTCACTATTACGCAACGCAATAAAAATAGCGTAGTTGCATATGCAACAATTGCTTTTGCGGGGTATGGTTGCATGCGCAATTATTCCTATGGGCAAAAAAAATCTCCAACCTATTCAGTTGGAGACTCAAATTTGATAGCAAATTCTACGAAAATAATTACTTTAAGTCCCGAAATTTCTCAGGGTGCCCTCGGAAGGAGAATGAATTTTCTTCCGTTTGTAACATAATAACCATCCCTTGTACGGATCGTTTTCAGCCCATGGTTATTCAGAGTTTGTGCATTCATGATTGTATGTTTTGTGTTGTGTGTGTTCTTTATCTGCGCGCAGGGAAATGTAAGCAAATATCCCCACGACAATGAATATCAAAAGGAAAAGCCCTATACCAGCCATGAAATCTCTTATATCCCGTGCGGGATCGTAGTATTCCTGGCTATCCTGCATTTCTTTCCATCTCTGGCTAACTATATCCCTCTCAGAGATATCTTGGCTAGCATCAATATACCTTCTTGCCATAACAATCACGCGGTTAAGTGTAGCCATTCGATGAGTGAGGGAGAGTCGCTTTCATGGTCCGATCCGCAGTGTCCGCACAATAGCGTTCCCTCCTGCTCCTGATACATTGACCATGCAGTGTATGACGGTACTATAGCGTCATCGTGAATCTCAGATCGACAACTCCAGCAAACCTTGATCTTCGTCTCTTGGAAGTCCTTCAGTACATCTGCGGCCTCTTCCCTGTCCAGTTCAGGAATTTCACGGAGTATGACCGAAAGGTATTCCTGATAATTTGAAAAATTTACGTTACTTTGCATCGTTTTAATTCTTTGTTAGAGATTAAACATCGCGGCCAGTTTGGATTGCCCTCCTGCTGGCCGCATCCTTGTTACCCACAATAGGGAATTTGTTGCGTAATTGACCTTGCCCGACCAACTACACAACAAATATATTAAACTTTTTAAACTATTTACAACCTTTTTAAACTTTATTTGCGTAACGTATTGAAATAGTGCGCATTATTTTTTTTTCTAAAAAGGAAATTCTTCAAGTTCTTCCTCTAAAAAGTCAATATTCCCTGAAAATTCATGTACTCGTTTGATCCCAATATTTGGTATGCGCTTTGGAACTGATTGGTTGAAGTTCAAATGGTACCTTTCGCAGAAATCCCTTATTGCAGCGTTAAGTGACCGTTGGCTCAATTTGTATTTTTCCTTTAGTTCTCCAGCCACATACTCATCATAAGCGCGCTGGAAATTGCTGACCTCTATGTAATCACTGTTGCACCATGTCTGGATATTGTCCATGAAAAATTCCAAGGTCTTTTCACCATATTGGTTTGAGAATTTCTTTTCCCATCCTGCAGATGATAGGTCCACTCGTTCGATCTTTCCTCCCTTTTGCAAATGCAACTGGATGCAATGGAGTATTGTATTGTCAAATCCAGCCCATTCCTCTTTTGTAAAACCATCCGGAAACAGTTTTCCGTGAACTGCATCCACACCACCATGGATAGTGTAATAATCGGTAAACTCCACGACTCGTAATCGCCTGGTAAGTCCACCGTCATTATCCTCGAATGAATGGTTTGTGTTGAATACGACCTTGGGGGCTCTTTCGATCGGTACCGAAAATTCACCACGGTACTTTTTGTTAATGTACGGATCCTCGATTGCCGATTTTAGCATTTCCCAATTGTTTCGCTTTGGAATATCGGGAATGAAGTATATCCTTGATTTTTCATCCCATACAGCAAAGAACTTATCATCCCACTTAACCATGGAACCTGAAGCCGTACTAACTCCGATCATGTTCTTAAGAATGTTAACGAAAATATTCTTTCCAGAACCACCTCCCTTTTTAGGATCATTTACCATTTCGGTCATGACTATCCCGTATAACGTAGCCGGCGAATTGTAGTCATGGCAAAGAAAACCGATCACGTTACGGACATGTTCTTTAACCATTCCGTTCTCCTGTCCGGTTGCGTTTCTTAGATACACCTCATACAGATTGGAAGCCTGCGCTTGGGGGTGGTAGTCCCGAGAAAGCATCTTATCGGACCATATGTACCCTTCAATGCTTTCATATAGCACCGGTGTAATGGAATCGGCGGTCACCCGCACTGCTGTATTATTGTAGAACTTATAACAGGTATCCGCACTGTCCTGTATGCAGTCCGTGTCATCGAACTTGTCCAATCTCGATTCCGCAATGAATTTCCCGCTGGCCTGAATAAATTTTTCATAAGCATTGCATATCTTGGTGTACACATCAGCTTCCTCTTCTTTGATATACTCCTTCATGATATCAAAAAACTCTATCAGGGAAATGCGCTCGATAAAACGCTGGTTAATTTGTACCACGGTCCCGTTGTAATGACGAAACCCAATCTGACGGGCCACGGAAAGAAAATCTTCACGCGATATCGTGTACTTATCCTCCTCAAGAATCCAGAATGTTCCGTAAGGATGGTCCTGATGAAACTTTGCCTGCTCTTGCTCGAATTGACGCTTCGCATCCCCGGACAGGTTGTTTGGAACAGATGCACTTCCATTGATCACCGCTCTCTTGATAATGCTCTGTTCAACGTTCTGCTTTAGTTTTCCATACCCAGCATCCACTAGCGCTCGATAGGCCTTCTTTTTATCGCCACCATGAATAAATTCGGAGAATACAGTAGCAGGATTGTAACCCCTAGGCTCCAGATCTGTCGATGACGTGAATATCATAAAGACACGTTTTTCAAGATTGAAGGATGCTGAAACTCCATCTGTCTTTCCAGGCCGAGTATACCAAATGAAACGATTGTTTTCCTTATGGAAATTCCATCCATTTGACTCCATGAGTTCGGTAGGGTCACATCTATGATTGTAATCCTCAAAAGGGTCTGAAGTATACCAGTTGCTCTGCGCCTGAGTTGGTCTAGGGGTAGGAGCGATCCGGACAACTTCATCATAACTTTTGCATAGATTTATCAGCGAACAACGTTCTTCCCATGTAAGCAAAGGTATGGGCATATTTTGATGCACTTCATACCCCAAACTTGGCGGGCACAGGAAATAACCTCCTTCACCGCGGGTTTCAAGGAAGTTCACAGATTTGTGTGGTTTTTTCTGCCCATTAGCGATATCGCTTGCAATTTCATCCTCGGTTTTCATCCTTCCGGCAAGCTTCATGTTCCCATCAGGGATGTGGCCTATGATACGGTATAGAATATGATATCCACCGGAAGGTGTTTTATGGATACGAAGTCTCGGGAATAGTTGCGGATAGAACTTACTGATATCGGCAAGCAGCGTCGCGTCAATTCCTGGATTATATTTTGTGTCTATATCAATGCATTCCAAGTTGCCGGAAATCTCCCCTGATACGATTGCAACGGCCGTTGTGTCGTGAAACTCCATAGCGCTGTACAATTCACCTTCGGTGACGATCCTGGACTGAAATTCTTTCCATTTATATGCTGACGGGACCTTTACTCGTGGACCCTTGTCATTGACAGGAATAAGAGATATACCATCTTTTAACAACGGAACAATTTCCGCCCAAACTTTTGCTAATTCTACCGCCATTTTATACTAATGTTATATCTTCAAATTCAACTCTCGACGCCCCGATCATTTTCCTCTGGTGATCGGCCCATCCGGGTCTATACCCCATTGCCGCAGTAAATGCTTCTAAAAAGCCCTGCCGCAACTGTTCTTGAGCGCGTGCAACTCGAGCGGCAAAAGGCTGTTTCTTTTTTATTTTCGCGTAAACCGCAAGTTCCCCTGGGGTAAGTTCACTAATTCTTCGCCCCACTAATCGGGTGTAATGGGATGTTACCTCTATAAGCTCCCCTTGCTCCAATTCTTTTTCTGTCAGAGGTCGCTCGTGTCCGCACCACGGACAGGTTCTTTGCGATACTGAAATGATGGATTCGCAGTTTTCGCAAAGAGAAACTGTTCCAATTCCTTCACCCTTCTTTGCGCGTTTGGTGGTTTCCCACATCTTGTCCCACTCTCTGTCCTCAAAGTATAGTCCATGACGCTCCCAATTACCACCATAATCCAACACACGAAAATGTGTCTTTTCCCGGATGCCGTTTGCGGACCATACCGGTCGAGAACCACGGCCGATCATTTGCAGATACAAGGGTAGTGATGTTGTTGCTCGGTTGAGAATAACCAAATCCACTTGCGGTAGATCGAAACCCTTGGTGAGTGAAGCCACCGATACGCATATGTTTGCCAATCCAAGTTCCGTGAATTTCGCAAGCTCATACGCTCCATTTTCCATTTTTGAGTGGTACTCTAACGACGAAAAACCTTCCGATCGAAGACGTGCATTCATTTCACTTGCATGTTTAATAGACGCAACAAAAATCATACACTTGGAAAATGGGGTTGTCCTCAGATCGTCAAGAATTCCATCATAAACCGCTGATGTGCCGAATGCCGCTTGTTGGGACGCTTCTGTAAATTCCCCATTCCGCATTTCGAGAATATCGGTATCCGCCTTCGTTCTAGCGAGGTGCTGATATGAGCAAAGGAATCCCTGTTGGATCAATTCGTCTACCTGACAACAGACCACGCATGAGTTGTACAATTCCGGCAAGTGTTTTGCGACGCGAGCATCAGGAGTTGCAGTGAAACCAAGAATATAAGGATTTGACGCGGCGATGAGCTCACGTATGATGTTACTAGGCGTACCAATATGCGCTTCATCCACTATGATAAGCGGGGGAAATTCAAGCGCGGCAAGCTGTTGGATGATCAACGGGCGCCTGGTGAGGGTTTGTGCCATCGCGATGTAAAGTTCACCTCCTTTGATGTGAACGTGCTTTTTTCCGTTGGCAATTTCTATGCCACCAGCTTCATTGATAATTTGGTCAAATATCTTGGTTGTCTCGGAAATGATTACCACGGCACGACCGTTTTCTATGGAACGGCGAGCAACTTCAATGAACATCTTGGTCTTGCCCGATCCCGTTGCGGCGCATGCAATTACCCTTCTATGGTCTCGCAAGCCGCGCGCAAGGTTATTTACAAATTTCTCTTGGTAAGGACGTAGTTTGAAATTAATAACTTTCATGCCGACACCTCCTCTGATACGGATGCCGTACAAAAAATCAAATGTTTTTGCATCGTTTTAATTCTTGAATACCCATGTTGGCCGTGGGTATAATTTGTTAGAGATTCGATTAATTGAAGCGGTGAAAGGGTTTGCCCTCCACATTCACCGCTATGTCATGGTATTAGAACGGTAGATCGTCGTCGTCGCTCACGGTTTCTACTGGAGCTGTGTTCGCTGCCACAGAAAAATCCTTTATGTTGCCAAGAATCGGTTGCGCAGCTTTTAAGGCATCAGGAGTGTCTTTTAGTGATTTGTACACATCCGAAGGAATACCCTTGCTAATGAATCCGTTTTGCCCATATTGGTCTGCTTCCTCGCGAACAGTTACACGGACATCCATGTAAACAGCTCCATCTTTTTCTGTTAGATTATTTCCATCAATAGGCAGGAAAATCCCACGGATCATACCTGTTTTACCTTGCTTTTCGATGATGATGGATTGCGGTAGTTTTGTTAGGGCAATTGACCCATTTAAATTTCTGTTTGACATGATTATTTATTTTGATTATTTAATTCGTTAATTAATTCGGCAACCTGTGCCTGTTGGGTGAGAGAAAGACAGTAGAACGTATCCACAACGGAAATGATATCGTACTGCATTTCCTCGATTGCCTGTTTACCTGACTTTTTGAAGTGCACCTGATTGATGATCGAATTCACTTCTTTCATCGCCTCGATCGCGATGGTTGATTTCTCTGCGATGTACTGTACAGGATCGATGAACTTCGGCGTTGACAATCCCGCGACCTGCACGAGCTTCGGTGTCATCCTGACCTGTGACGCGTACTCGCGTAAGGAGTTTTCAAAATGCTCTGCACTATTTAGTAGGCTGATGGTCGCTTTGAACTGCTGAATGAATTGCATAGGCACAACATTGCCAGAGATATTGGCGTTGAATTTTATTGCGGTCATTTTCTTTCCTTCCAATGTTTATAATCCCAAGTAGCGGCAATCACGGTAGCAATTACCACTACAACAATTTTCCAAATAATGTGCATTACGCTGCTTTCTTCTTAGTAGCCCGTGCTACGGCTTTATACTTCGGTTCGTACGTCACATCCTTGTGAGATATCATTTCCCCGGTCGATTTCGCTTGACGTTCTGCAAATGTTAGCATGCTGTCAAGTTTAACCTTACCCAATTCTTGCGGAGAAGCGCCTGAATTGGTTAGATAATAATCCACAACGGCGCGCCATCCATCCACACTGCTCACGGAAATAGAATACGATTCAATTGCGCGTGGAGCGTCAACTTCACGGTTTGCCTGCGATACCATAACGGTTACAGTAGCTTGTTGCTTTTCCTTTTCCGCTTGTTCGGCTGCGCGTCTTTCGGCTTCCTTCCTTGCATTTTCGGCTTCTTCTTCTTGCTTCCTTGCCAACTCTGCCGCTTGTGCACTTTCTTGCTCTCCGCGTTCCAATTCTCCCTTGCGGGCAGGAAATAATGTTAGGATATATTCAGCATATTTGGTTACCTCAGTTGTGAAGTGGGTTGAGCAAGCATTGAAGCGCTCTGTAGTACGTACTTCACCCACAAGGGACGCATCACCAACCAACGATATGGCATTCCATGCTTCTTCGGAGAGTGTGCCGCCAATGAATCCGCGAACGGCTGACTCAGCTTCTTCTATCTGCTCAAGGGTGGTGTTGCTATAAACCTGAAGAATAGTCTGCTTTACGTTCGTAAGATGATTCGCATATCCATTTCGTAATTGAGATTCCAATTCAGCAATCGCATCAATTCTACGTTGTTTCTCACGCAACTCCGCTTCTTCTTTTTCACGAGCGGCAGCCGCTTCCTGAGCATGGATCTTTGCGGAACGGTCGCGCGCCTGTTGGATACCATCGTACAATTCTTTACCCAAAGTATTTTCAAGCGCAGTGAATTCCTTAATGAATGCATGTGCTTTATCGGTATAAACAGAACGGGTTTCATTCATAAACTTTACAGCTTTCTTTGCGGAAACCTGCCAGTTCATCAATTCATCATCTAATTCTTTTGGAAGCTTTTCTCCTGCTTCAATAGCACGTTCCATGAGCGCGCTATGCTTCAACCTATATTTATCCAACATTCCAACGGATGTTGTATATACTGATCCTGCACTTTGCAAGTCAGTTTGTGAGAGGGATGTAATCCCCACCTTGTTTTCCTGTGTTGACATGATTTTAAAATGGTAATGGTTCTGAGATTGGTTCTTTTACTGCAACTGGTGCAACTGGCGCAGGCCTGCGAGTTTCTGATAATTCCATCTTCGGAACGGCATGACCGAACTTACGCCCCACGAATTCCGAAATACCCTCTCTGCGCACAACCTGGGACAACCCCTCTGAACGATCAGCGATGGATAACACCCCACCTATCGAGGTGTACACCTTTCGCTCTGCTTTGCTAGCATAACGGATATCAGCCAAGGTAAGAACGGCGTCCACTTCCTCACGCGAGATGTCGCCAGTCCAATCTTTAAGGTTGTACGTAGGTACATCGCCTGTCCATTCTTTTGGGGACCAGTTAAAAGCTGCATCCAATGGAAGGTCTGGGAAATTCTCTTCCCAAAGTTGACGTTCCGCTTCAATCTGAATTCCGTTTGTACGGTAAAAACCGTGACGTCCCGATTTGAAATTGATTATGGCACGAATTTCTTTATCAACTTTGCATTCTCTAGGTTGTCCTTTGCGAGGCCCAGATTTGTACGGATCGTTTTCATCGAAACCATCTACTTGAATAGTCATGTTGCAAACTAAGTCGATTAAGGTTCCATATCCACGGTCAGACAATAGCACGAATTCGATACCCAGTGGCTTTACTTTGTAGTCAAAATAGAATTGACAAAATGCAGCCATGTCACTGCGAAGCTTTTCCGCCCAACCATTGCATTCCGGTTGGTAAAAAGATTCTGCCGCGAGGTAATTCTCTATCACCTCCTCCACCGCGGAAAAGTCATAGCTACCATTCATTAACCATTTACCGATTTCCAAATGAAGGAGGGTACCATATTGCTGTGCAATCTCCAACAACCTTGCCGCTTCTTGTCTACCATGCTTGATGTACCAATCCAAAAGACCGTCCTCCATCGGGCTGCATGTGTTGATAGCCGTGGTTAACGAAGTAAAAAGTCTTAACGGAGATTCTACCGGAGTTCCATCTTGATCAAGACGGATGTACGCACGCCCCTGACCGAAATTAACACGTCCTACCTTGTAGGATGGAAGGCGAAGTGCATCTTCACGAAACCAATCCGTGTGTATCTGTTCGAAAGTTATAGCCATTATTTAACCTCCTCCGCTTCTACATCCTCGACAACTTCCCCACTCCCTACAGCCAGCTGCTTCGCCCCAGCTAAGATTGCCCCACTCGTGATCATATTGGTTGTAATACGATTCATTTCTCCACCAGCTTCTACATATCCACGTACAGCTTCAATAGTTTCCTCTGTGAAATTTGGAACGAGTTTGACGATTGGGTAATTCTTTGCCATTCCTGGCGTGTAGGATTGAACCTTTTCAACAACCAAAGAGAATGGGAAACCAATAATGCTACCTGATCGTTCCATTACCATATCGAAAGCTTTTACAATGCTAGGGATTGTCGTTTCCTTTGCTTTGGTTTCAAACGTCCAATAGCCAAGTACACCTTTCATTTTCAATAAGACGAAGCGAAGAGTAAGCGTTTGTGCCCAAAGTTTACCAAGCGCCTTAACTTTAGGATCGTTTTTCTGCAATCCTGCCTCGTATTCACCCTTGCTATCTTTTCCCCCTGTCGGATTCCATACAGTGAAAGTTTCTCCATCGCCATAACCTAATCTCTTGCCTTTATCCCATGCTTCGAAACGTTCGTTACAAACCTCGCTGATATCATTTGATACGAAAGCAATATGAAGTTCGTTAGGTTTTTCGCCCATGAGCGATGTGAATTGGTTTGCAAATTTTCCAGTGGCCCGGAAATAATCCAATGATGTAGGCAGTCCACGATCTGTTTTCATGCCTACTTTAATTCTGCCGATTTCGGGCAATGTACTGCCTTGCTGTACACCCCCTGAGGAAATACGTCCTTTCATTTTTTTTCTTTGTTAGAGTTTTTGTTTTCGTGAAATGGGTTTGCCCTCCCTAGATCACGCCTATTTTTTCTGCATCCTTACGGATGTCTTTTACTATCGCTTTTAGATCAAGAACCTCTGATAGTAGGCCTTCCAATAGCGATATTGATTGTTCACGGTTTGACATATCTTGACAATTGTTCGCCTGAATCCATTGCTTCTAGATCCATTCTTTTTATTTCCACCCTATTGTTTTCTCCTTGGGTAAATCTTACCTGACCCGTTTTGATCCAATTGTCAACTCTTGTTTTGCCATACCTTTTAATAGCATAAGATCGGGTAACATTCTCCTTTATAGCTCCTAATTCAATTGCCATTTGCATAGCTCCGAATTTTGCTGCGCCTTTTAATAAAGCTGAAAGTTCATGGTTAATTGGTATTCCTGTCATTAAGCAGCCCTCCAACATCTAAAAATTGATTCACCCTTTGGATGTTCCTTAACCGTAAATATTTTGGTTGAAATCGGAAGACCAGTTTCTTTTTCCTTTCTATGAAAATATTTCCAAGCGCAATATCTTACCATCTGCTTATCATTTACAGATACTGCGAATGATTCTCCCACCTTTAGAGAATCCATAATTTCTTTAAATTGCTCGTACGTTGTTGTTAACGGTACCTTATCAGTTACTTCTATCATACCTTGAAGTTTAGAATTATTTAAAATTATTTAAACCTTAGTAATAGCTTTTGGCACACACGTTGTTTAAAATGTTTATATTTGTTTGACTTGACAGAACAAAATTAACAAACAAAATAAACTTTTCAAACTATTTTTGAAATAAAGTTTATTTTGTTTGTTAAATAGTTGATAAAGTTGATTATACACACACGCACACACAAATAAAAAATGGAAATGCTACACAAAGGCCTGCATGTGCAACGCCTTATTAAAAAATCAAAGCTGAGAAAACAGTTTCCGCTTCATGATAAGGATAGCCAGTACTATATAGGTATAGGGAAAAATACTTTTACTGATCTTCTGAAGAAGAGCGAATTCATAGATCCGGTTGATATTGATCGAGTAAGATCAATTCTTGAGATGATTGAAGCTCCTCAGGAAGAAATTGATTTTATATTACCACCAAACCAAAAATCAAACGCTACATATATTGGCTCTTTTAACAGTGAAGACACAGAAACACCAATGAAAGAGATAAGCCCAGGATATTATTTATTAACCGCCGAACTTGTACCTATACATGCACAAGCAGGGTACCTGACTGGATACCAAGACCAAGAATATATTGAAATGTTGCCAAAGTACACGACAACTGTAGATAAATACGCAAAAGGGAAATACCGTTTTTTCGAAGCTAACGGAGAAAGCATGGATAACGGAGATATCAGAGAAGCTATTCCTGATGGCACAGTTTTAATGTGCCGTGAAATCCACAAGCAATACTGGAAAAGTAAACTTCATACACATGCCTGGCCTAACTACATTGTAGTTCATAAGACAGAGGGTATTGTAGTAAAGCAGATAGCAAAACAAGATTTAGAGAAAGGCACACTTATATTACATTCATTGAATCCAGACAGAGAAAAATACCCAGACTTTGAGGTAAATCTTGATGATGTTATGGAATTGTATAATGTAGTTAAAAGAATATTGTAGATGCGAACCAACGTGGTCCCAGGTCTAGGTAGGGTTGAATGCAAGAATGATACTGAAGAAGTTTGGGAAATAATTTCCCACGTTCAGCGATACATGACCAGGCCGAAAAACGACATAGCGCCAAGAACGATTCCTGGATCACGGGAATTTGAACGTATTGAAGTATTGCAGTTGTATAGATCAGATTGTGACGGAATAGTTATACTGAATATTTTTTCACAGCATGAAGATTATTTTGTCTGCCTATGCGATGTATTGGAAGGAGCATTAACAGAACCTTTGGGTCTTTCCCTGCAAATAATGAAAGAAACTACACCGCACAATCATATAAGAATAGAATACAAACACACACGCAAAAATGGGAACTAAAAAAGATTATAAGGAAATCGGATTGCTTGTAAGGGATTTCAGACACAGTAAGGGATGGTCTTCAGAAGAATTCGCTAGAGAATTGGAAGTCTCATATCCAACGATTTCAAGAATAGAAAACGGACACCATGGCCCAAGCGCTAATCTTTTGAAAAAACTTGGTGAAAAAGGAATGGACATTTCTGAAATTTCTGCCGCAAGTCGTGCTCACAGCAAAGAACAGACTTTGTCCTATAGATTGGCTGAGGTTGAGAACCGTTTGGTTAAGATGGAAGACACGATTCGACAATTAATCTCTCTTTTAAAAGAAAAGGAGTGA